CATCCGGTGTCTTACAGATTCCTAACGCAATTTCATTCATTACAACTTGTTTTGTTTCTTCCACAATAGGTTCCTCTACTTCACTTGTTTGTTTCTTCTTTGCCATTGGTTCCTCCGGGGCGGGTAATCTTTTCTCCGATTTGATGACTTCCGTTTTCACTAACAAGGGTTTGTGATTCTGTTTCAAATTCAGTAAAGTTTTTCTTAGCTTGTGCGTAACCAGCAAGCCAAGCATCCTTAACCAAGCAATAATATTCCCAATTACGTTTATACTTTTCTGAATAGTCGATACATTGTTTTTCATATCTTTTCATTTGTACTACCATCGCTTATCCTTTCTCGATGAATTGTTTCTTTTTGGTGAGTTAGCAAACCTTCTTAATGCAGCGGTAAGTTCTCCAACATCGTCATCATTATTTTCACTAAACTCATCTAAATCCAGATCGTCTTCTTGGATTTTTTTGCCCTTGCCACAATTAATTGCAACATAATCAATGTAGGTGTTTACATCTTTATTCATACAATAAACACCACGAACAACTTCTTTTAGTTCGTCAATAGAAAATCCTTCGGTCTTTTCTGTAATCTTTCTTACAAGAGATTTATCTTTTAGCTTTGTATTGAGGTAGTGTTCCCGTGCTGCTGCATTTGGAAAGCCCACTTCCAATACAGTAGAAAACCTACCGGGTCGCCTTACCCTAGCAGGAATCCTATCAATGTAGTTAGTTGTGGCAATATACATTGCATTCTTTTTTTGAACTTCCCCATCTAGTACATGGAGAAGAGAAGTTTCGTCCCGCTTAACATGCTCATCCATCTCTTCAAAGATGACAAGAACACGGGTTTCAGGTTGAATGGCATCTAGAATCTCGTATGCTTTTTGTAGAGCATAGGGTGGTGGATTAAACAATACAATTGCATTAGCTTCAATAAGCTTTTGTGCCACTCGATTTACAAGGCAAGTCTTACCCGTGCCCGGTTTTCCGTGTAGAAGGATATTAAACTTATGGAGAAAGCCAACATCTTTAAACCGTTGTTCTGTTTCTGGTTTTAGAAATAGATCAACTTCAGATACAACGGCATCATATTCTGTACCGGGAAGATCAACAAGCTGGTCGTGGTTTGACTCCATCACTTTGAATGTAACGCTTTCGGTCATCTCGTCGTAGATAACCTTATACATCCCCGGAGAAAGCTTTCGTACAGTCTCAACATATGGGGTGGGTTGGTAGTCATTCTGAATCTTAAAAAACATTTCGTATTTGTTCATTTAAAGTTCCTTTATATGATTTTTCAATCTTAACTTATTTATTGCTATCCTTGCAAGTCATTTCTTCTCCAATGCAGCGCGGGCAATTTCATGTTTCTTATCGCCCGGGGATGCTGGGCCTTTATCCGCTATTTCTTCCAACGCCTCACGAAACCGGGCGTTTTGTTCCTTCAGGTCAACGTTCTCGAAATGAAGTCTTACATTTTCGTTATGCTCGCTTAAGAACATTTCTGCGTCTTTTTCAAAGCTAAAAACTGCTTCTCGCAGACGGGCGTTTTCCGCCTCAAGTTTTGAGTGCCTAGAATCGACACAAAGAACGTCTTTATCATTATTCATTTCTCCTCCAGCTTAACAAGTCCATCCATACTATCTTTGTAACAAAGATCGTAGAATTGGCATTTCCCATAAGGCTTAACACAGCTTGAGAAGTTACGATGAAATACACCGTTCTTAATGGATGCATTAATATAGTCAAAGTTCTCAAGAACAATCTCTTCAGTCTTCTCGGGGATTGTATCAATTACAACCTGAACATGAATCTTAGGATTCAGTTTAGAGTTCCACTCACCATTACATCTTGCACCTTCTACTGTATTATTGCAAGTCTTATGGCTAGTGCCTTCGTTAACATACTCACACTTCTTACAGATCTTTGTCCGGTTCTTTCTTACATTCTTGTTTAGAACAATGTATCCGGCGCGGCGAGTATTCCTATACTCACTACTAAGTGAATGAACGTAAAGGGTTAGCTGGGGGGAAGTTAGCACAGAATCAATTGCGTAGTCCTTAGCTGATGTTTTAAAGTCAAAGATGATTGGTTCTTCGTATCCTTCCCATTCAGCCACCATGTCGGCATATCCAACAATAAGATCCCCGACATTGTTCTCAAGCTTACAATACACCTGAGAGCCATGCACCTTCTTAATCTTAGGCATAACCTCTTCTCGAACAGCTTGCACCATAAGCAAGCCTTTACGATAGAGCGATAGCCAGTTAGCATAATTTAAAATCTTTTTCCTATCATCAGGGAGTTTATCAAAGCCCAGATAATCCTTCTCGCTGTATACCTTTTGAACTTCTGCCAAAGGATCTTCAAGCTTAAACTCTTCACGAAGCTTGTCAATATCTTCAGGATGAAGTAGCTCCTCATCATAGTCCGAGTTAGCATATACAATCTGTGTGGAAGTAGGGAGATAAGTTTGTTTACCATTGATATCTTGAAACCTCCAGAAGTAAGCAAAGATATCTTCTGGTTTCTTTTCGTTCTCTTTAAGTAGGGAAGTAACAGCAGCGTCCACAGCCGAACCGAAAGCAAGAGCTGCGTGTTGTGTTCTGGAACGAATACGCTCTACATAATGGTACTTCCACTTTGTAGGGCAGTCCATGAATTGGTTAGACGCACTATGTGATAGTTTGTTATTCATTTTCTTTTGCGCCTCCGTGGTAAATCCATTCTATTGTTTAGAAAGTATTTTTCAGAATAATCTGACATAAGAAGGATCATATCTTGATTAACTTTAAGTCCCATCTCTGTTGCCTTAGCCAAGGCAAACCCATTAGCAAATGATTCTTCTTGATTAAGATAATTAAAGAAATGATAACAATGCATAAGCATATGTCCAATCTCGTGTAACACAACAAGATCGTGACTATTTTTATACATTTGTTTATTGTTTACGTAGATATGTTTTTGTTTACCTACAGTAAAGAAGTACCCGGCAGCTTCGGGTATGTCAAAAGTTTTAATATCAAAGTCTTGAATGTCACCAACAGACACTTTGACTTTATATTCTCTTCTAACTTTTTTAAGGTATTTGTAGGTTTTGGGAGATATCTTCAGCTTGTAAGATCTCTTCATGTAAAGATCATACCATGTAGATTCTAATTGGTCAACTCATAAGTAAAATAATCATGAGAATCAATAAAAACATTATCATAGATTGTCCATACAACAATGTTTTGATTACAACCAATTCTGATTTTAGGTATTGAACATCTTCCTTACAGCTCTGTAGATCAGGAATATGCACACTAGCATCCACAGCGTTGTATATAAGTTTAACATGGTCTTCTTTCATAACTTTTTTATCGGGGGCTGGTCGCTACTCCAGCAATCTTTATGTGTTGGGGTCGCTAGCCCAATCTACCGTTACATGCTAGCAGCAAGTCCTAGTCTATCACATAAAGCTTATAGGTTCTGCGTGTCTCCAGAAATGTTTGGGGTATGAAGCATTGGTAGTCAACCAAGTGGCTTTGCTTATTCGGTATATTAGGCAACACCCAAACATTCAGCTTCCCACGCCGCCCCGATTAATTTATTTAACTTGTTCTAATAGCTTATCAAGATACTCTTTAGCTTTAAGCAGGTCTGCTTTACCGTTTTTATGTTTGTATCTTGTTACATACTTAATAATATTACCTTCGAGAAATCCCATGTTATGGGATACGATATAATCCCAACACTCAATGCCTTTGTTATAGTGATCTGGATGCTCTACTTTGGGTGTTTGTTCAGTGGGAAACCTATAAAAAGTGTCTAGGTAATCTGGGCTATGTACGGTAGTAGTACCTTCATTTGTTTTATATGTAAATTCTTTTTTTTTCATAGAAGATTTAGTTTTTTTTGTACTGCTGTTTCAGCTTGTGTAAATTTAGTGGGAAGGACAGTATACTCTGTTTTGTTAATTGGAAGTTTGTTGTCCCAATCTTGGAGTTCTCTTGCTTCAGCTTTTGCACTTTCTGCGCTTGAGTGAGCTGATACAACAAAGTCATAAAAGTCAGGTCCGAAATGTTCTCTTCTCATTACAAGATAAACTTCTTTCATTTCCATTCCTTTAGAGTTTCTACTCCAAGTACAGTATCGTATTTGTAGAATTCTATCAAGGTGTTTATCTGTTTTTTAGTTTCTTCGGGCATATAACCCAAAGCTTCGGCATAGTAATAACAACACACAATTACAGGACAATTACAAGCAACTGCAATGTTAGCAACAAGATCTACGTGACTCCGTGATTGATTGTTCTGAATCATCGTCAGAATTGTCGGACGTATGTTGTGGTACTTCTGAAGTTCTATTTTCATATGCCTCTTTAATCATTACATAAGAACTTGAAAGAAGTCCATCAATTTCTTCTGGTTTTTCTTTTACAATGTAACAACGTCTTTCAGTTTCAACATATGACCCAACAGTGGTAAGTCCGCCTTTATCTTGCGCTCTATCCAATTCAGGACCATAAGCGTTAATTGCAATAGAGTTAATTCTAATTTTGCTATTGGTGTAGAGGCTAGTTAGTTTTAAAAACATTTGTTCGGATTCTCCTCAGACTTAGCGTCACACTTTTCACAATACCAATATTTGTCGGTAAAGCCTGTGTACTCTTTCCAATCGTGTAGACATACCTTGTTAGTCGGTTCAGCATCTTTATTGGCGGGTGTTTCAGGGAAATTGATCCATTCATTCCATTCGTCATAAATGGACCAGTTCCCATCCGAACAACTACCTGATATAATTGGTTGTCCGTTATATGTTCCCGAATAACTAAATGAAAAAGCTACAACATAGGTTCCGCTACTTGTTTTAATTTTCATTTTATGAAGTGGTTTCATTGTTGACAACAAGAGAAAGATGCCTTTTTTTCTTTTTAATAGATACTTCACCTTCAACATTGATCTCTACACGATCACCTGCTTTTAGGTATACAGCATCATCAAATCTATTTAGAATATCTTTGTCATCCCCAAGACCAAATTGATACCAAATATCAATATAATATTCCATTGGTTTATTAGCAGGGATAAGTTCGTACCTATATACACCATCAATTGGTGCTTCTGGTGACTGATTGATTGAACGTTCATCCATTAGATTGTTAGCCATTTTAAACCCCACAAACACCTCCTACACATTCGCCTTCGCGTTCTTCAAATACAAGTCCTTCTACGGTAAGAGCATCTTGAAGAGGGACTTGGGTTAGCGGTTGTCCACCTCTACATCCATCTGGGTAAACGGTGAATCCTCTAAGCCTCTTAGCATACTTTAACAATGTTTTAGCGTTCTCTTCAAGGGTTTCTTCATTATTTTTTTCAGATCCCCAAGAAGGCATATTACAGGTTGAAGAGATAGCCATGTCAACATACTGTTGTACATCTGCTTGAAACTTAACACGTTCTTTAAATGAAATGTCATATGAATCCTGAATGTCTTCAATCTTAACACCTTGATCCATAAGACGCTTTACTGCGCCATCAACTACATATTGGTACATCCACTTACCTTCCTTGTAGTAACGGCGTTTGTAGCTCTTACAGAATAACGGTTCAATCCCCGTAGTGGTTTCTGCGATGATACCGATAGTGCCTGTAGGAGCAATAGCTCTAACGCCTTTAGGAACGGCTACGTTCAATTGTTTAGCACCAATGAATGCTGCTGAGTCAGATTCCCGTTCATAGATTGCAAGCCATTTGTGTAGCTCTGGAACGCATTCGTACTTGTGTCCCCGGAGCATGAGCCATTCGTGCATACCGCCCAAGCCAAGCCCAATGCGGTTATTTTTAAGTCCTACCTCTTTAATCTTTGCGGTAGGTACGTCTGAATAAATACTACCACAAAGAAGAAATAGTGTAGAAAACTTAACAACTTCAGCAAACTCCTCTTTATCTTTACAACGGTTCATCCACACTGTACCAAGGTTGCACTTATCCGAGTCATCTTCGGATGTTACCTCAGTACAGGCGTTACGAAGAGATTCTGCGTCTTTACGGAAATTAAAAGACATTCCCGGTTCGGCAGTGGAGAATGCCTGTTTACAGTTATCTAGCCAAATGGCTTTGGCTTTAGCATGGTTGGGATGGTTTTCGTCTTCAATGGCAATAAAGAAGTTAGTATCATAGATTACAGATACGTTTGTAAATTCCATCGGAAGACGGAAATTAAAATCCTTCTCTTTAAGAGCACGGAGTTCTGGTGAATGGTCTTTAATATGAAGAAACTTAGGGGTATCTTGATGATCCCAGTTTAGTCCTGCCCAAATAGCAGAGCGTCTTTGTCCACCCTGCATGATATGCCGACCAGTTTCATTTACCATCTCCATGAGAGAGATAGGACCAGTACAGAATCCCCCAGTGCGTTTAATAACAGCACCTTCAGGACGGATAGCTGTATAGTCAACGCCGATGCCGCCTCCGGTGAGTAGTGCAGAAGTAGTGCGAGTCATAAGGTCAGCCCAACCCTCACGGGTATCTTCTGCACGGAAGAGAAAGCAATTGTTGACTTGGTGGAAAGATCGACCAGAAGAATAAAGATAACGGCCACCGGGGATAAACTTCCGGTCTTTCATATACTTGAGGATCTTAGATTTAGTTTTAGAATCAAGAAGCTGGCCACAAACGGCATTAACAACTCGTTCGCAAGTATCAGCCCAAGTTTCAGTTCCATTCATTGAATATTTTTGAAGAAAGATTGATTGACTAAAACTATTAGAAAATACATCAAATTTATTAGACATTGAGTTCTCTCCATTGTTGAATACGATCTTTTGTTACGATGATATCGTCACTACAGATAACTAACATATCATAGTGTTGATTCAGCCACAAGCCCAATAACCATACATCGCCGTTTTCTTTTTCTTCAACAGTCTCTACCCTAAAACAAATATCCAAACAACTATTGTGTTTATAAATTAATCCAACTTTGAACATCGTCCACCGTATAAACTATGTTGTTTTTAATTTTATACATGCCACTAGGGATATGAATAAAAACACAATCAGGTGATCTATAACAAGATGGTTCATCTAAAACGTCAACATAATATTCCTTTCCATCGGAATAAATGGTGTATCCGTTGTCAACGTTTTGTTCTAGCACAGATGAAATGTTTTTATCTTTTACATTACCAATTGATATTTTCATAAAATAAAAAAAGGGCACCAATATATGGAGGAGTATACTGGTGCCCAAGCGCGTATTGAGAGTAAAAGAGGGTCGCGCTTTAACTTAAAGCTTTAGACGTTACGTTATTAATAAGTGCAGTAAGAGCCCTACGAGCACCTAGTTTAGTTGCGTAATACTTAGTACGATGGCGCGTACCAGAAATGTTTACGGAACCACGATAAGCGTTACGAGCGACTTCAAAACTAACACCACCACGATTTGCAATTGAATTTTTCATATGTTTACTCCTTATATTTTAGTTATACACAATCAAAGATAGTCTGTAAATAAGATTTTTTGATTTTGTAATTCTTCTACATAATAGCTCCTGTGGGTTTGGTACGCTTGTTCAAACAAGTAAGGATACATAATGCTTTTAGGGACAGTGTAATATATTCTTTGTTCGTCATGATCTCTTCCTAAGACGCAATGTCCCAATTCATGGAATAGTAAAACTTCTTTTCTTGTTTCTGATGTACTTTGCCAATAATCAGGATCAATTTCAATATTTACAAATTCACGAGTGCCATCTTGGTATTGGTAGTAATAACACATACCAACGGATGGGTATTCTAGTTTAGCAAACTTCATCTCAATATCAACGTTTATGTTTTGTTCTAATTCAAATATACTTACAAAATATTCAAATTCAGGTTCAATATAAGATTGTTTTTTTGTTGTTTCTGGTGATTCTGGTTGTCCACAAGCAGCATTAAAAAACAGTAAGGATATCGGCAAGATCTTTGATAAGCTTTTCTGAAAGGTATTTATCGAGTTGTTCGAGATATTTTGGGTCGGATTTAGCGAGCGCATCAATCAGTTCCTCCTCGTGATCTGGCATCTCTCTTAAAACCATATCCATTTTTTTAGCAAATTCATTCGGTGATAATTGACCTTTTTGTATCTCTGCACAAATTAAACACATATGTTATCCTGTGTACCCATCGTAAAATCTAATTTTAATTTTATTAAGAATTTCATGTGCTATATCAAGAGCCATGTTATTATACTTTTCTGGATTTAGAAGAAACAACTCAAGTGGGTTAAGAAGGGCGTATGCTCTTTCGTTAGAGTTACGCTCTCTGTTTAACTTATTAATAGTAATAGCAAACGAAGCATAATCATCATAATTAAAATTATTTTTAATTATGTCCCTTACAGTAATAGATGTTTGTTTGAAAAAAGATTTTCCTTGTTCAGAATGAATATGCTTATAGACATAATGACATGACTCAACATAAAGGTTGTCTATCAATTCATTTAAGTTAGGAGAAGAATATATTTCATTAATTATCAAAGATTTCATGGGCTTCAACATAAACAACCATGTCACTTCCTAGACTAGATTCTAATGCTTGTGCTGTGTCATCAGCCGCCTCTTGTGTAGAGTAAACTGAATGTATGCTTGTTGTTTGGCTTTCTTCATCGGTGATGATGACAATATAAGCAACATTACCTGTAGCTGTTTCACTTACCACGGTTTAATGCCCTCACAATCATAAATGTTAACAAAGTTAACCCCCAAACAGTTAAAATAAAATTTAATATTTTATACAAACAATTCTCCTAGTCCTATCTCTTCATACAATACAACAGCTTCTTCGTAAGAGCAAGCCATATCTCTACTTATTTCTAAACAAATCATAAATTTAATGCGATCTTTGTATTGGAAATTTATTTCTTCGTTAAATAACGGATCTTGTTTGAGTAGTTCTTCGCGTTTTGCTCTATATTGTTGCGTAAGTTCTTCAAGGTGCTCAAAATTACCCGTAATGTATTCCATCAAATCAGGCCCACTCTGGTCTTTCACTGTTTGTCCACCTATAGATATAAGATTTATGTTTTCTGT